CGGCGCCGTCGCCGTTGATGAACGCATCGGACTCCGCCGCCGCAAATCGGTCGGCGATGCGCTGCGCGAGCCAGCCTTCGACGTCAAAGGCGCTGTCATCGAGCAGACGCTGGGACGCTTTCGGCATTGCCGACAGCTCATGCAGCACGATCGACACCCGCTCGATCGCCGGGGTGGACGTCTCGGCCTGAGAGCCGCTTTCGGTCGCCCAGGCGGAACCAAGATCGCCATGGTCCACCAGCACGTCGAAGCTATTGGCCTCGATCCGCACCACCGACGCCACCGACCGGATCGACCCGGCGGATTCCAGCACCGAATGGATGCGCTCCGAGGTGACCGGGTCCACCAGGAACCCGCCTTCGGCGTTGACGGCGGTGCTCATGCCCTTGGACTCGACCTCGAGCCCGCGCAGCCCGTCATCGTCGCCCGACCGAAGATAGGCCGAGATCGCTTTCTGATGGGGCGGCTCGATGTCCGCGGCGCAGCTCAGCGCGGGGCGGTTGATGCGGGCGCTCTTGCGGTCGATCGCTTCCACTCGGTCCTCCTGCGCTTTCATACGGGACAGAACTTCGTCCTGGAACGATTTGAACTCATTCAGAAAACCGTTCACAGCCGATTTGGCTTCAAGTCCAGTGCTCATGCTCGTCTTTCCTTCGTCAGGATGTGGAGATCGAAAAGGGAGAGGTGGAATGGCGCGGGGCCTCAGCCCCGCAGCCGTCCGCGCGCCGCTTGCAGCGCCTCGGCCAGAACGCGGCCCAGATCGTCCTGGCCCTCCGCCTCAGGGGCGGGGGCGCAGGCCGCGGCGCGCGCCTCGGGAAGCATCGGAAACGTGACCAATGACACTTCCCAAAGATCGATTTCAGTGAGGATGCGGGCCCCGCCGTCGCCCCGCGCAGATCGCACCGCGCGATAGCCGATCGACAGCCCGTCCATGGCCCCGGCGCGCAGCAGCGCCAGCGCCTCGCGTCCGCGGCGGGTCTCGGTCAGCAGACGGCCCCGGACCTTCAGCCCGTTGTCGTCCTCGCGGACCATGTCCCACACGCCCATCGGTTCGGCCGGATCGTGCTGCCACAGCAGCTTCACCGACCGCCCCGCGGCCTTCAGCGCGGCCAGGCTGCTCGCGAACGCGCCGCGCTCAACCATGTCGCCCGACTGGTCCGACACGCCGAACAAGGACGCATAGCCCTCGATCCGGCCGTCATCGGCCACCGTGGCGACCTTGTCGAAGGCAAGGTCCTTCGTCTCCAGCCCATAGGCTAGCGGCCCGGCCCCGCTTGCGCGGCCGGTCTCGGAAAATACGCTCATCGATGTCTCCCTAGTGCGGCAGAGGCGCGCCGCCCCCGAACAGCTTCGCCGCGAACTCCGCCGACAGCGCGCCCGCGACCCCGAAGACGACGAGCCACAGCCGCCGCTCCATCCGCTCCACGCTGGCCTCGACCGTGGTGAGCGCTTTCTCCAGCGCCGCCCACCGCTCATCAAGCACGCGCTCCAACGTCTCGACCCGCGCCTGCGCCGGGTCGAACGGGTCGTAAAGAAAGCGCGACCCCGTGGTGCGGCCCCGCAACGTCGACCGCATCACGCAGGCCCCGCAGACAGGCCGAGCATCCGCCGTTTTTCCTCATCAGTGAGGAAATCGGCGGTGGACACACGCCGCCACTGCGCCTCGCGTTCTTCGGCCAGCGCGGGGATGGCGTCGAGATCGGGGAACAGCTCCACCGCCTCCCCGACCCATTCCGACAGCCACACCGCAAGCGATGCCGAAACGCGCTTCACCAGCGGCAGCACCGTCTGGCGATAGAACGCGCGGTTCGCTTCTTGATAGTTGGCGTAGGTCGCGTCCCCGGGCAGGCCCAGCAGCATCGGCGGGATGCCGAACGCGATGGCGATGTCGCGCGCCGCCGCGGTCTTGGTCTGCAAGAACTCCATGTCCGAGGGACTGAACCCCATCGGCTTCCAATCCAAGCCGCCTTCCAGCAGCATCGGGCGCCCGGCGTTGCGCGCGCCCTGGTGGTTGGTCTCCACTTCGTCGATCAGGCGGCGATACTGCTCATCGCTCAACGTCGCGCCGTCCGCGCCGCGATAGATTATCGCGCCCGACGGGCGGGCCGCGTTGTCGAGCAGCGCCTTGGACCAGCGCGACGCCGAATTGTGGATGTCGACCGCGGTCGCCGCGGCGGCAAGCGGACTCATGCCATAGTGATCGTCCAAGGGATGGAACGACTTGATATGAAGCAGCGGTCGCAATTCGCCGGTCATGTCGAACCGCACGTTGCGCCCGCCAACGGTATAATCATACGCCGCGGGCCAGCCATCGGCCCCCGGCACCACTCGCATCCGGTCGGGACGCAGCGCATGAAGCTCCTGCGGCCCGCCGTCCGACCGCTGGCCCGACGCCTCCACATACGCATCGCCGGCCAGCAGCAGATGACCGTAAAGGCTTTCCAAAAACGCCGCCCCCTGCTGCCCCTGGTTGGGGGATCGCAGCAGCCGCCGGATCGGATGGCGCAGCAACTCGCGCTCTCCGTCGGTCAGCTTCAGCGGGGTGGCGGCGGCCGCCTCTGCCAGCATCCGCACGCACCGAAACCCGATCACATTGCCCGCAAACCCGTTGCGGGTCAGCGACACGCCGTCCCGCGGGGTCCAGGCCGCGCGCCCAACCCCCGCGCTCATCGCCACGATGGGCCCCGTCGCCGAGGCCTTTCGCTCCGTCACCGAAGGTTTCGCCTTCAATAGCCAGTCGAACACCGCTCGTGCCTCCCGCCGTTGTTTCATCAAGGACGAAGCCCATGAAAAAGGGCGGTCAGAGCCCCCGCACCCGCGGGGTTCCGCCGCCCTTCAGCACCAGCTCCCAGATCGCCCACACCAGCGCGTCGACCCGGTCGGGGCTGCCCCCGCTTCGGTCGCCGGTGAAGGCGCACATCTGATCTTCAAGCGCATCCAGCGCACCGACATGGCGCACCAACCCCCGCTCATACAGCGCTGAGACCGGCTCCGCCCGGGCGGCCTTGCCCCGGCTTGCACGCACCGCGCCGTAACTCACGCCGGCATCTATCTGACGCAACACGCTTTCAACCATGTCGCCGCCTTGGTTAACCTCGGCCACCAACCGATCGGCGCCGAAATCGCGATACGCCGCGATCGCCGCCGCCGCCCAGGCCTCTGGCCGCACGCCCTGCACGCTTCGATCCGCCAGCACATACGCAACACGCGCGCCAGCCTCGGTACACACACCCGCCACGATGATCCCGCATTCGTCCGAGCCCTCATGCCCGGTCACCGGCGGATCCACCGCAACCACAACGCGCTCCAACACCGGAGCGTCACGCACGCGCCTCGTCTCAATGCCGTCCCTGGTCCAAAGCGCGCCGGGCTCCTCAGAGAGGAACTCCCCCATCAACTCCTGCCGGGCCAGCGCCGTGCCGCCGAACTCCCGCTCCATCTCCGTCAGGAAATCGGGGGCAAGGTTGGCGCGGTTCGCTTCGGTCGCCGCCCGGCTGATCACCGTGCCGGGGGCCTTCATCAACTCCGCCAGCAGCGGAACCCGCCGCGGTGTCGTCGTGACCATCTGTCGGGGGCGCTTGCCCAGCCGCAGCCCGAATTGCAGCATCTGCCACACGGGCTTGGCCTTGCGCCATTTCGCCAGCTCATCCGACCACGCCGCGTCGAATTGCGGGCCGCGCAGCCCCTCGGGGTCGTGGGCGGAAAACAGCCTCGCCTCCGCTCCGTTCGGCCAGACCAGCCGCTTGCGCGTCGCCTCCCATGCCGGGCGGCGATCGGGCGGGGATATCGCGCGGATGCCGCTAGGCCCTTCGATCATCACCTCACGGCCCTGATCGATGGTCTCAGCCACCAGCGCGATGCGGCCATAACCGCCGCCGCTCAGGGGCGTCGCCCCTTCGACGAGCGACCGGATCCACTCCGATCCGGCCCGGGTCTTTCCCGCGCCCCGCCCGCCCAGCAACAGCCAGGTGCGCCAGTCTCCGGGCGGGGCCAGTTGGTGGCCCGGGATCGCCCAGAAATCGAACAGGAACGGCAGGCTCGCCAGCGCATTCCCGCTCAGCCCGTCAAGCAGCGCTGCCTGTTCCGAGCGCGGTCTTGAGGCCAGCCAGCTTGCCCAAGAGCTCGTCCCGGGCGCGCCGCAGGTCGAACTCTCCTCGGCCGCGTCCGATCCGGTCTGCGATCTGTTTTTCAATGCGGGCCTCGAACTCGATCAGGGTTGAAAGCGCCTTTTGATGGACCGTCATCAGCGCCGCGAAATCCTTCATTTCGACCACGCTCGAGGCGATCTCGCCAAGGCGCGACGCCTCGCTCATCAACCTCTCGGTCAGGCGCGAATAGACCGCCCGCGCATCACGCAGGGCGGCCAGCGGGCGCGAGGCCCGGGCCGTCATCTTGTACATGTGCATGTCCGCTTGTTGACCCGCAGGTCGAAAAGGCGCCAAACGCAAACGGCCCCGCTGGCTTTCGCCCCGGGGCCGCTTGTGTGATGCCGCCTGATCCGCAACGTCTCTCGCTGCTCAATTCCTGCATCTTGACCAGAGGTATATCCCGGAGCGCGCGCCAAGTCAACAGCTATCTTCTAGGTTGCGCAACACACCCCCTCGGATCAGTTCCCCTGGCGCTCTCTCTCCAGCTTGCGCCACGCAGCGACGTTACGGTTGTGCTCGGCCAACGACGTTGAGAACGCATGCCCTCCGGTGCCATCCGCCACAAAATAAAGCGCATCCGTGGTCGCAGGCTGCACCGCCGCCGCAATGGCGGCCCGGCCGGGGTTGGCGATCGGCGTCGGCGGCAGGCCGTCAATCTGATAGGTGTTCCACTCGGTGCGCCGGTCCAGCTCGGATCGCCGCAACCCGCGGCCCAGCACGCCCTCGCCCTTGGTGATTCCATAGATCACCGTCGGGTCGGTCTGAAGCCGCATGCCCCTGC